AAGCACGGGGCTTGGCATCACCAGACGCAGCGGACGCTATATGCGTAACGTTTGCTTTTCCCGTGGCTCACCGCGAGTATACTGAGCCCACTCGCCGATATAACGCTCAAGACGGCGCAATGCACACATCATGGATGGGGTCTTAATAATGCCACTCGTCAAATCATCTTCCCCCAAAGCCTTTCGTGAAAACGTGAAGGCTGAAGTCAAAGCGGGCAAGCCGGTGGCTCAAAGTGTTGCAATCGCATACGCAGTCAAGCGCAGCGCCCCAGCCCCAAAGGGTAAGAAATAATGGCTGATTACACAGGCATGGTGGCGGCGGGCAACGTAGCCAATGGCGGCGGTAAGAAGGACGACGACTCCAACGTACTGGCAACCGCCCGCAGCCGTCTGGACATGGCAATATCGGCGCTGTCTGAATCGCGTGAAGATGAAATAGACGATCTGAAGTTTTACGCTGGCAGCCCAGACAATCACTGGCAATGGCCCGCCGACGTGCTGGCGACCCGTGGCGCGGTGCAAGGGCAGACCATTAACGCCCGCCCGTGCCTCACAATTAACAAACTGCCGCAGCACGTACGGCAAGTCACCAATGACCAACGACAAAACCGCCCAACAGGCAAAGTTATTCCAGCCGACGACAAGGCCGACATTGACGTTGCCGAAGTATTCAACGGCATGGTCAGGCATATTGAATACATCTCGGACGCAGATGTCGCTTACGACACCGCCTGCGAAAACCAAGTTTCCTACGGCGAAGGCTACATCCGAATCCTGACCGAGTATTGCGACGACAATACCTTTGACCAAGACATCAAAATTGGCCGGATTCGCAACTCATTCTCGGTCTACATGGAGCCGACCATCCAAGACCCCTGCGGCGCGGATGCCAAGTGGTGTTTTGTAACTGAGGACATGCCCAAACCTGAGTATGAGCGCAAGTACCCTGATTCTGCGCCCATTACTACGTTGCAAACGCTAGGGGTTGGCGATCAAAACCTGTCGCAGTGGCTCAATGAGGACACGATTCGCATTGCGGACTACTACTACGTCGATTACGACAAGGCCACGCTCAATTTGTACCCTGGCAACGCCACGGCCTTTGAGGGAACGCCCGAAGACAAGCAATTGCGGGCCATTTACGGCAAACCCAAGAAGACTCGGCAGTCTGACCGGCCACGCATCAAGTATTGCAAGATAAATGGCTACGAAATCTTAGAAGAACGCGAGTGGGCGGGCAAATACATCCCAATTGTTCGCATTGTGGGCAATGAATTTGAGGTTGACGGTCGCTTGTACGTGTCTGGCTTGGTGCGAAACGCCAAGGATGCCCAGCGGATGTACAACTATTGGGTGTCCCAAGAGGCAGAAATGCTGGCTTTGGCTCCCAAAGCGCCATTTATTGGCTACGGCGGTCAGTTTGAAGGCTACGAAAACCAATGGAAGACCGCCAACACGACCAACTGGCCGTATTTGGAGGTAAATCCAGACGTTACAGACGGCGCTGGCGCTACGCTGCCATTACCCCAGCGCGCCCAGCCGCCAATGGCCTCCAGCGGGCTCCTACAGGCCAAAGCAGGCGCTTCTGAGGACATCAAGGCATCCACCGGCCAATACAACGCATCTTTGGGCATGACATCCAACGAACGCTCAGGAAAAGCAATTCTTGCGCGTCAGCGCGAGGGTGATGTTGGGACATACCACTTTGGTGATAACTTGGCTCGTGGCGTGCGGTATCTGACCCGTCAATTGATTGATTTGATACCCAAAATCTACGACACCCAACGCATCGCCCGCATCATTGGTGAGGACGGCGAGACCAGCATGGTCAAGATTGACCCGATGCAACAAGAGCCGGTCAAGAAGATCATGGATCAGAACGGGATCGTGATCGACAAGATTTACAACCCGGGCGTGGGCAAGTACGACGTGGTGGCAACCACCGGCCCAGGCTACGCGACCAAGCGCCAAGAGGCGCTGGAGGCAATGGGCCAGCTACTGCAAGGCAACCCCCAGCTATGGCAAGTGGCCGGTGACTTGTTTGTTAAAAACATGGATTGGCCGGGTGCCCAAGAGATGGCGAAGCGCTTTGCCAAGACCATCGACCCCAAACTCATGCAAGACGGCGACAAACCGCCCGAGTTGCAGGCCGCAGAGCAGCAAATCCAAGCAATGGGCCAAGAAATGGAGCAGATGCACCAGATGATCATCAATGCTGGCAAGTCGATTGAGGCGCAGGATATGCACCGCAAAGACTTTGAGGCTACGGTCAAGGCGTACCAAGCCGAAACCCAACGGATTTCCGCTGTGCAGGCGTCTATGTCGCCTGAGCAGATTCAAGATATTGTTTTAGGCACCGTCCATGGAATGATCACCTCGGGTGATTTGGTTACTGAGATGCCTGGACGCGATGTAGATACTGGCGCTGAGATGCCGCAAGAAGGTATGGAGCAGCAGCCAATGGGCGGTATGCAGCCGCCCCAACAACAACCAATGGGAATGCCACAATGATGTACAAAGCCGCCGATTTTGTCGGGATGTTGTTCCTGGCCCGTGATGTGGCCCATAGCGTCCACTTAAACACTCGCAGTTATTCCAAACACGTTGCGCTTAATACGTTCTACGACAGCATCATTGATCACGCAGACGCCTTTGCTGAAGCCTACCAAGGCCGTCATGGCCTGATGGGGCCAATTACATTACATTCGGCCACCAAGACGGCCAACATCATTGATTTCCTGCAAAACCAATTAGATGACATTGAAAAGTGCCGTTACGAGGTGGTGGACAAGTCTGATTCGTCGCTCCAACAATTGATTGACAACATTGTTGAGTTGTACCTGACCACGCTCTATAAACTGCGCTTCTTAGCATGACGCTATTCATCAACCACAGCACAGCGGCGGACGGTAGCTTTACTACCGAAGGGGCTGCGGCGTGGGATGCCAATCATTCGCTGTCTGGCACTTTGCCAATTGGTTCTGGTGGCACGGGCGAAACAACTGCCGCAGCGGCCATTACGGCTTTGTCAGGAACTCAGGTTTCTGGCCGGTATTTGCGTTCTGATGGCACAAATACGGCCTTGGCGGCTATTGTTGCTGCTGATGTACCTACGCTCAATCAGAACACTACAGGCACTGCGGCCAATGTGACTGGCACGGTGGCCGTGGCAAACGGCGGCACTGGCACAGCCACTCCGGCCCTTGTGGCGGGCACCAACGTAACTATTACAGGCACCTGGCCCAACCAGACAGTTAACTCTACTGCTGGCGGTAGCGGCACAGTTACTTCGGTGGCCGCAAGCGTTCCAGCGTTTTTGTCTATCGCCGGTTCGCCCATCACCACTTCAGGCACCTTGGCAATCACGTACTCCGGCACGGCGCTTCCAGTTGCCAATGGCGGTACAGGCCAAACGACTGCCAGCGCGGCCTTTAATGCTTTATCGCCGGTCACCAGCACAGGCGATTTGATTATTGGCAACGGCACAAACAGTGCAACCCGCTTGGCTATCGGCGCAAACGGGTATGTTTTAACTTCTGACGGCACTACGGCGTCTTGGGTAGCGGCTGGTAGCGGGTCAGGTACGGTAACGTCAATCACTGCCGGAACAGGCTTAACTGGCGGAACAATTACTACTACTGGCACGATTGCATTGGCTACTACTGCGGTAACTGCGGCCAGTTACACAAGCGCAAACATTACGGTTGACGCTTATGGGCGTATTACAGCAGCTTCAAATGGCAGCGGCGGTGGCGGCATTACAACTGGCAAAAGTATCGCAATGGCGATGATCTTTGGATACTAATTATGGCAAACCCAAACATAGTCAACGTAACTTCCATTTACGGCAATACCAGCTATTTAATTCCTAGCACAACAGCGGCTGCAACTTGGACTGCGCTTACGCCTGCCGCCGGTACGGTAAACAAGATTGACAACATTGTTGCTTCAAACGTCACGGCGTCTGTTGCAACCGTAACCGTAGCAATCAATAGCGCGGCGGCTGGTGCTGGTACAAACTACCGGCTTGTGTACCAAGTGCCTGTGCCGGTAAACGCTTCAATTGTTGTTGCTGACAAAAGCACGGCGTTTTACTTGGGTGAGGCGCAGTCTATTGTTGTTACTGTTGGTACTGCATCCGCGATTGAATTAACCGCATCCTATGAGGCTATTACCTAATGTCCACGAGGTACAAAGGTTCGATCATGTCGTCTACGGCGGCAACCAATAGCACATCTGCGGCTGTTGGTATTTGGCGTTCCAATGAAGTGATGCAAGCACTTATTGCTACGGCTTGGCCTAGAGCTGGCGTTCTAGTAGATTATTTAGTTGTAGCTAGTGGTGGTGGCGGTGGTGGCGCAGGTGCTAATTCTGGTGGAGCGGGTGGTGGTGGTGCTGGGGGTTTATTAACTTCAACTGGTTTAATTTTGCTAATTGGAAGCGCTTATACAATTACTGTTGGCGCATTTGGCGCAGGCGGTACAACCGCGGGTTTACAAGGTACGAGTGGAAACCCATCTAGCATTAGTGGAACGGGAATAACAACAATTACTGCAACTGGCGGCGGCGGAGGTGGTGGCGCAACAGTTTCTTCTGGTTCTGTTGGACGTGCGGGTGGTTCAGGCGGCGGTGGCGGATACGCTCAAGCTGGTGGCACTGCAACATCTGGGCAAGGAAATGCAGGTGGAACTGGCGGGGCCGCAACAAGTCCTTTTGCTTATGGAGGTGCTGGCGGTGGTGGAGCAAGTGCTGTAGGTTCAAACGGAACTAATTCTGTTGGTGGCGCTGGAGGTGGTGGAACATCTAGTACATACAGTGGCGCAACAGTAACTTATGCTGGCGGCGGCGGTGGCGGAGCGTATGCAGGGTTAACGGCAGGCACTGCGTCAGGCGGCGGCGGCGCTGGCGGTAACACTGCGGTTGGTTACAACGGCGTTGCTGGCACTGTAAATACTGGTGGTGGAGGCGGCGGCGCTGGAGTAGCAGGTGCATCTGCAACAGGTGCTGGAGGTAATAGCGGTTCTGGAATTGTTTGTATTCGCTGCTTGCTTGCTGTTACAGCATCCGCTACTACTGGCTCCCCAACAGTGACTACAGACGCAACATACCGCTACTATAAATTTACCGGCACTGGTTCTATTACGTTCTAATCATGGCACACTTTGCAAAACTTGATGAAAACAAAGTAGTCATTACGGTTGTTGTTGTTAATAATTCTGAACTGTTGGTTGATGGCGTTGAGTCAGAGGCCAAAGGGGTGGAGTTTTTGGTTAGCCTGTTTGGTGATTCCAACTGGAAACAGACATCGTTTAACGCCACAATCCGTAAAAATGCCGCTGGGATTGGGTACACCTATGACCCAGACAGGGATGCGTTTATCCCACCAAAGCCGGGCGATAGCTATGTTTTAGACGAGCAGACTTGCCAATGGGTAGAGTAAAATTCCATGAACAAGTTTTATGGTGGCAGTTTTTTTAATGGTGGATTTTTTTCACTGCTAACTAATTTTTATAGCGGCAGTTTTTTTAGCGGCGGGTTTTTTGAAGCGGCCCCCGTTTACGTTACGCAACTTTTTATCGAGTTAAGATCATTTACTGAAAGAAGGAGATTCTAATGGCGCTCAATCTCAAGGCTATCACTTCTGTCCTGGGCTACCAGCAGATCACCAGCTTGTCCGCAGCTACGGCTTTGACCGTACCCCAGAAAAGCGTTGCAGGCCTTGCGGGGTCTCCTCGTATTGCCATCATTACGCCTGAGACTCAAGCAGTTCGATGGCGAGATGACGGCGTGGCGCCTACCGCTTCGGTTGGAATGCCCCTTGCTGCCGGTGTCACTTTGCAATACGATGGCGACTTGACTCAGATCAAGTTCATTGAGCAAAGTGCCAGCGCGAAGCTGAACATTACTTACTATTCTTAAGAGGTCATCATGCAAATCTCTAATGACACTGCGGCGCTAAATTACGTCGATTACTTCACCAAACAGTTGCCTATTGACCTTGCCACTATGGCTGCATTGCGTGATGAACTGGCTACTCGCCAGGGCGCTTTGTCTGCGGCTAAAGACGCCGTAACTGACCGAGCCAAAGCGGCGGAGGAACTTGCTGCTGCTAGGGCAACAGCCACAGACACGCAAGCTGCTGCCCAACAAGCATTGGACGAGGCCAAAAGTTCTTTAGCTGCGGCCAAGGCCAAAGAAAAAGAAATAGCCGCACGCGAAAAAGAAGTTAATGCTGATCTGACTTCCCGCCAAGCTGACGTTACCAAACGTGAAACATTAGCAGATGATAAAGCTGCCGCCTTGACCGCGCAACAAGCAGCGCTTGACGCCCGCAGCGCGGTCTTAGACTCGCAAGAAGCCACATTGCAAACTCGCGTTAAAGCCTTTCAAGATAAAGTTGCTGCAATTAGCGCTTAAAGGAAAAAACTATGACCGTCAATCTTTCCGCACTTGCTGGGGCAGGGCAACAGTTTTTTGACAATAACGGTGTCATATTGTCGGGCGGAAAGCTGTATTCTTACGCTGCGGGTACGTCCACACCTCAAGCAACGTATACATCTGCATCTGGCGCTACCGCGCACACTAATCCTATTGTGCTGGACTCAGCAGGCCGTGTTGCTACGGGTGAAATTTGGCTGACCGCTGGAAGCAACTATAAATTTGCTTTATACACCAGCGCCAATGTTTTGATTACGACTTGGGACAACATTACAGGCATTAATGGTACTGGCATTGCTACTGATTCTGCATCTGTAAGTTATACACCGGCAGGAACGGGCGCGGTAACTACTACAGTACAAGCTAAGTTGCGCCAGTATGTAAGCGTTCAAGACTTTGGGGCTAAAGGTGATGGCTCAACCGATGACACACTTGCTATTCAAGCTGCACTTGATCTTGGCCCCTTTCACGCAATTTATTTTCCCGCAGGGACTTATGTAGTTTCTAGTTTAACTTGCGGCGCAGATATTACTTTGTATGGTGATGGTTTAACTAACAGTCAATTAAAGTTTAAAGCAGGAAGCGCCGGAGCAATTCTTACTGCAAATAACGCAGTACATTTAACTATTAGAAATTTAGGTTTTAACGGAAACTACACTAACTGTGCTTCAGGTACAAATTGTTTATCAATTACGGGAACTGAAAGCGGCGGGAATGGATTTTGGATTGATGAATGCGGATTTTTTAATGCCAAATCAATTGGGTTATACCAAGTTGGAACCTACTCAAAAGCAAGAATTTCAAATTGTATTGCAGAAGGAAATCAATTAGATGGTATTGATACCACCGCAACCAACATAATTTTAGAAGGCAATCGTTGTGTTGCTAACGGAAGATTTGGTATTTTGTCTCAAGGAAGTTGGTCACAAATTTTTGGAAATACTTGTACAAATAATGGTCAGTTTGTTACAGGCGGTGCAGGTATTGGTGTAGTAAGTTGCAGTTTTCCGATTGTGTCAAACAACAACTGTATTTCAAACGGCACAAGTACCTATTTCACACACGGCATTCAGTTTAACGGTGTCACTAACGGTGTGATGGAGGGTAATTTTTCTCAAGGTAATAATGGTTCTGGGCTAGATATATATCAATCTGCTTATGCAACATGTACTGGAAATCAAACGATAAACAACAAAGTTCGTGGAATTGAAAATGACACTACCAGCACATATTCTGTTATTGACGGAAATGTAGTAAATGGAAACTATGAAATTGGAATTAGCGTATATAACACTATTGGGTCTGTTGTATCAAACAACATAGTAAGTGGAAATGGTACGCTTGGAACCGCATCCAATCCATTGACAGGAAGCGCAAATTTACCGTATGGAATTTCTTTATGGGGTGCAGGAAGTTACGCTAACAACTCAATGATTTTGGGAAATCAAATTTCACAAAACGTAGGCAGTGGGTCAAATGGCGTTGGTCTTTGGGTTGATGCTTCTTGCACAGACGTTTCTTTATTGTCTAATGAGTTTGCGGCTAACACAACAAACATAACTTCAATTAAGGCAAACTTTTTTGTTGTTAGAGATAATCAAGGCATTTATACGCAACAAAGTGGGACTGCTTCTCTCGGAAGTGCAAGCACGTCTGTTGCGGTTACATTTTCTCCGGCGTTAACTTACGCGCCTACCGCATCTGGGATTAAATTAATGTATCTTGCCCAGCCTTTTTCTAACACTGGGCCTTTTGCAATATCTAGTATTTCTACTTCAGGGTTTACCATTAGCACTTACGCCGTTCCTGGCGGTAGTGGAACAACAATTGATTGGTCGGTTAGCGTATACCCTTAACTATGGCTAATACAAAAATATCGGCTTTAACTTCTTCAACCACGCCATTGGCGGGGACGGAGGTTTTGCCGATTGTTCAATCAAGCGCCACAGTAAAAGTTGCAGTGTCTGATTTGACCGCAGGGCGTTCCGTAAGTATGTCGGCGGGAACTATTTCTTCTGGAAACTTAACTTTTAGTTCTACTTCCCAACGGATTACTGGTGACATGAGTAATGCGACTATTGCAAGTCGGGTGGCATTTCAGACGAGCACAGTGAATGGAAACACAAATATAAATGCGTTGCCTAATGGAACTTCTATTATATCTGCATTTAATGCATTTAATAATTCTGACCCGACAAATGCGTCTATAGCACAATTGCTGGTTGTAAGTTCAACAGTGTCTGTGCGTTCAGCAGTTACAGGCACAGGCACATCCCTACCAATTACCTTCTTTATAGGAGGCAGTGAACGGATGCGCATGGATACATCAGGTAACGTGCTCGTCACTAACCCTGCTGGTCTTGGCTATGGCACTGGCGCTGGCGGCACAGTTACCCAAGGAACAAGTCGAACAACGGGGGTCACGTTAAATAAGCCTACCGGACAAATCACAATGTTTTCCGCATTAGGTTCTGCGGTAGCGGCAACATTTACAGTTACCAATAGCTTGGTCGCGGCGACTGATACCATAATTTTGAACCAACAATCGGGAACAAACCTTTACGTTTTGTTGGTTACGGCGGTCGCTGCGGGTAGCTTTAACATCACGTTTTACACAACCGGCGGCGTTGCAACTGACGCACCGGTAATAAACTTTTCGTTAATCAAAGGAGTAACAGCATGAGTTATCTTGCTGCAATCTGTCACGACATTAAATCCAACACCTTAGAAGCCACATGGCTAGAGGAAACGGAAACGGAACTCAAGCGAGTAAAGTGCCGCAACTACAGCGCAGAACAAAAGGACGAGTTTCTTGTCGATTGCGGTGCAGACGGCCAAAAATACGCCGATTTGGCAGGATGGTAAAAATTCCAGCATAATGCTGAAACAACGTACTGGTGCGTTCACCAGGGATTCTTTGGAATCGAAAAATGTCAGAAGAAAACCTAGCGGTAGTAGAACCCGCGCCGGAACAGGAAGCAACGGCTGCACCTGAACCTGAAGTTAAAGCGCCGGAAGCAGAAGCACCCAAGACATTCTCGCAAGAGGAACTTGATGCAGCTATTGGAAAACGCCTCGCAAGAGAGCAACGAAAGTGGGAACGGGAACAAGCACAGAGGCTTGCGGAAACGCAGACCTTGAGGGCTCCGGCAGCGCAGTCTGTCGATCAGTTTGAAACGCCAGAGGCTTACGCCGATGCGTTGGCCTATCAAAAGGCCGAGCAACTGATCGCGCAGCGCGAAGCGGCCAAGCAGCACTCGCAAGTTCTTGAGAGTTATCACGACAAGGAAGAGGAAGCCCGCGCTAAGTACGATGACTTTGAACAAGTCGCGTACAACCCCAAGCTGCCAATTACTGATGTGATGGCCGATACGATTCGGTCTTCGGATGTTGGGCCTGAGTTAGCTTACTACCTCGGAACTAACCCCAAAGACGCAGAGCGTATATCTCGCCTAGCCCCGCTTGCACAGGCAAAGGAAATTGGGAAGATTGAGGCCAAATTGGCGTCTGATCCACCAATGAAACGTACGACATCCGCGCCAGCGCCGATTTCGCCTGTCACTGCCCGATCCACTGGATCACCGGCCTATGACACTACTGATCCCAGGTCTACCAAGACCATGACGGATTCGCAGTGGATTGAAGCCGAACGGGCACGACAGCGTAAGAAGTGGGAAGCGCAAACCCGCTAACTTTTTTAAGGACTTTTTTCATGGCTAATAGTATCCTAACCATTGACATGATTACTCGGAAGGCGCTCGAAATTCTCGAGAACAACCTGGTACTCACCCGTAACGTAAACCGTCAGTACGACGACAGCTTTGCTGTTGAAGGTGCCAAGATTGGTTCTACTCTGCGTATCCGCCTCCCTGACCGCGCTTTGGTCACTGACGGTGCCGCCCTGCAAGTTCAGGACGACAACGAGCAGTTCACCACTTTGTCTGTCGCTTCGCAAAAGCATATCGGCGTGAACTTCACTTCCGCTGAATTGACCATGCAGTTGGACGACTTTGCAGAGCGTGTGTTGAAGCCCCGTATCAGCCAATTGGCATCCAGCATTGACGCTGATGTTGCTAACTGCTACAAAACCATTGGCAACACCGTCGGCACTCCAGGCACTACGCCAGCTACTTCGTTGGTGCTTCTCCAAGCCCAGCAAAAGCTGAACGAAGCCGCCGCCGTAATGTCGCCCCGCTATGCAACGGTTAACCCCGCCGCAAACGCTGGTTTGGTTGAGGGCATGAAAGGTTTGTTCAACCCCACCGACACCGTGTCTCGCCAATTCAAAAACGGCATGATGGGCACTGGCGTATTGGGATTTGAAGAAATCAACATGAGCCAATCCATCAAGCAACACACCACTGGTTCGCGTGATGCCTCGGCCTCCACGACTACTGGCGCTGCGGTGTCTACTGAAGGCTCTTCAACTCTAACTTTGGCTCAAGGCTCTGTGGTTACTACTATCGCTGCTGGCGATGTGTTCACAATTGCTGACTGCTTCGCTGTAAATCCGCAAACCCGTGAAACCACTGGTTCGTTGTTCCAGTTTGTTGCTTTGGCTGCGGCTACCGCTGTATCCGGCACTTGGACTGTGACTGTGGCTCCTATGTACTCGGCTGCCCATGCTTTGGCTACCGTGAACATCCTGCCGCAAAACAGCAAAGCTGTGACCTTCGTGGGCGCTGCTTCTACTGCTTACGCACAGAACTTGGTCTACCACAAGGACGCCATCACGTTCGCCACTGCTGATTTGTTGCTGCCCCAAGGCGTTGACATGGCTGCCCGTGCAGTTCATAACGGTATCAGCTTGCGTATCGTGCGTCAGTACGACATCAACAACGACCGTATGCCTTGCAGGATCGACGTTTTGTATGGTTTCAGCACTATCCGCGCTCCGATGGCCTGCCGCATCTGGGGTTAATTAATTTTTTTTTCTAAAGGAAATTTATCATGGCTATTCCTAATTCTGGCGGTGGATATCAGTTTACTGATGGCAACACCAATGAAATCATCATGGGCGTTCAAGCAGCGCCTAATACGGCGACTGCTACGGCCACTTTGACCGTTGCACAAACCACTGGTGGCATCTTGGTGGGCAATCCGTCTACTACGGCGGCAACCTACACGTTCCCAACAGCGGCGGCAATTGATGCGGTGTTTAACAACTCAAAAGTTAATAGCACGTTTGAGTTGACCGTTATTAACTTGGGCACTTCAACTGGCCTGATTACTATGGCGGTGGGAACTGGCATCACTGCGGTTGGCAACTTGGTTGTTGCTATTACCGGCAGTGCAGCAGGTGTTGGTGGCGCGGCGCAATTCTTGTTCCGCAAGACCGGCGATGCTGCGTACACTGTGTATCGTATAGCCTAAACTTGGATGGGGCTTCGGCCCCGTTCTCTAAGGAAACAATATGCCAAATACAAAATCAATTGGTGTTGCTTATGAAGACCAGCAACTTGATGCGGCGGTGATGGGTAAGTCAGGTGGTACTGCCGGATTTTTCGGTGCTACCCCTACTAACCAACTCGCGGCGCTTACTTCGCTAAACTTCTCGACGCTTACTACCGCTACTGTCGGCGCTCTGACTACCTCGCAAATTTCTGCCCTGCAAACTAATGTAAACAGCATTATTACGGGTCTGAAATCTTTGGGAATCATGGCTTCGTCTTAAACAAAAGGAACGGGGCTTCGGCCCCGTTTCCAGTATGAACATTTATCTCAAGCACCCCATCCACGGCCACAAAGTTGCAACGATGGAACTTGAAGCCGAACATGATGAACAGCACGGCTGGACACGATATACTCTGGATACGCCCGAAGTTTCCGAGGCGGCTCCTGTCAACGCACTGGAAGTAAAGCGCCGTCGTAGAACCGAACCCGAAGGAGCCTAGTCATGGCGACATACACCGCTGGCGATCAGATCAACCGAGCCCTTCGATTGCTTGGCGTCCTTGCTGAAGGCGAGACTACCTCTGCGTCAGTGTCGCAAGACAGCTTGACGGCGCTTAACCAGATGATTGATAGCTGGAATACCGAGCGACTGTCGGTGTTCAGCACCCAAGATCAGATGTTCACTTGGCCTGCTGGTTTCATTAACCGCACCCTTGGCCCAACAGGCGACTTTGTGGGCAACCGGCCCATCTTGCTGGACGACGCGACCTACTACCGCGACCCAGGCACCAACGTTAGCTTTGGTATAAAAGCGATCAACCAGCAGCAGTACGACGGCATTGCTGTTAAGACGGTTACGTCTACGTACCCGCAAGTTATTTTTGTCAACATGACATATCCTGATATTGATATGTACATTTACCCCAAGCCCACACGGGATTTGGAATGGCACTTTATCAGCGTTGAAGAGTTGACCCAGCCCGCCAACTTGGCGACCAACATTTTGTTCCCACCTGGTTATCTGCGTGCCTTCACCTACAACTTGGCCTGCGAGATAGCGCCTGAGTTTGGCGTTGAGCCCAGCCCCCAAGTGCAGCGTATTGCTATGACCAGCAAACGCAACCTGAAACGCATCAACAATCCTGATGATGTGATGTCTATGCCTTACGCCATTGTGGCGACTCGTCAACGCTTTAACATTTACGCAGGAAATTACTAACATGGCAACTATCGCAATTTCATCTCTTCCCGTTGCAACTGCTGCGGCCACAACCGACGTTTTGCCAATTGTGCAAGGCGGCACAACTAAACAAGTCACCAACGCACTGCTGTTTACCAGCCCCACATTGGTAACGCCTGCGCTTGGCACTGTTGCCAGTGGCAACATTAGCGCTTGTACGAGTACAAGTATGGTTATGGTTACGCCAGTAATCGGTGCTGCTACAGGTACAAGCCTGACAGCCACAGGCGTAATTGCATCAACCGGCACGGCTGGCGTGGGTTACGCCACAGGCGCTGGCGGTGCGGTTACACAGTTAACTAGCCGCACTACAGGCGTAACGCTTAACAAAACGTCAGGCGCAATTACCATGTTCAGCGCGGCGGGTACAACAGTAGCAGCAACATTTACTGTAACCAACAGCACTGTAGCGGCAACCGATGTAATTATCTTGAGCCAAAAGTCAGGCGCCGATCTATACAACTTGATGGTTACGGCGGTGGCGGCGGGCAGTTTTAACATTTCCTTTCGCACCACGGGGGGAACTACTACAGAAACGCCCGTTTTTAACTTTGCGGTTATAAAAGCAGTTGCGGCCTAATGAAAACGCCGATTCTTGGGTCAGCCTACGTTGCCCGCAGCATTAACGCTGCGGACAACCGCATGGTCAACCTGTTCCCAGAAGCTATTCCAGAGGGCGGCAAAGAGCCAGGCTTTCTAAACCGCGCCCCTGGCCTTGAGTTCCTACAATCCGTGGGCACCGGCCCCATCCGAGCGCTGTGGGCACACCAGACCAACGGCAGCGACTTCTACGTGGTGTCTGGCTCGGGCGTTTACAAACTGACCAGTTTGACTGCTACGCCGCAATTGCTGGGTACTGTAACTGGTACAGGGCCGGTGTCCATTGCGGACAACGGTACGCAGATATTCTTTGCTTGCAATCCGGACGGGTTTATCTACAACGAAACCACCAACATGTTCGCTCAGATCACAGACCCAGATTTTGCTGGCGCGGTGACGGTGGTTTACCTTGACGGCTATTTTGTATTTAACCAGCCTAACAGCCAGTTCATCTGGGTGTCTCAACTGCTGGACGGCACTTCAATTGACCCGTTGGATTTTGCTAGCGCTGAAGGTTCGCCAGACGGCGTCGTGGGGCTTATTTCCGACCACCGCGAGTTGTGGGTGTTTGGTACTGATTCAGTAGAAGTCTGGTACGACTCTGGCGCTGCTGACTTTCCATTGCAGCGCATCCAAGGTGCGTTTAATGAGATTGGCTGTGTGTCAGCATTCTCAATTGCCAAGTTGGACAACGGCCTGTTCTGGCTGGGCACAGACGCCCGTGGGCAAGGCATTGTCTATCGCGCCAACGGCTATACCGGCGTTAGGGTTTCTACCCATGCTATTGAGTACGCCATTGCTCAATACGGCAACATCGCGGACGCTATTGCGTACACCTATCAGCAAGAAGGCCATGCTTTCTATGTGTTGACGTTTCCCAGCGGCGACGCCACTTGGGTCTACGATGTGTCCACCCAAGTCTGGCATGAACGCGCTGGTTTTGACAACGGCGAATTTATGCGGCACCGCAGCAATTGCCAGTGCAATTTTGGCGGCAACATTCTTGTTGGAGATTTTGAGAACGGCAACATCTATCGGTTTGACTTGGATGTGTACGCCGACAACGGCGGCATTCAAAAGTGGTTGCGTTCTTGGCGGGCGCTGCCGACCGGCCAGAACAATCTCAAGCGCACGGCGCATCACAGCTTGCAACTGGACTGCGAAACAGGCGTAGGGCTAAATTTGTACCCTGGGTATGACGGCAACGAAAATATTGACACTGAATCTGGGTTAGACCTTGTAGCTGAATACGTACAGACGTTTTTATCCACACAATCAGGCGTTACGTTAACCACCGAAGCCGGGGATGGCTTTGAGCCTTTGGGTCAATATGAACTGTCAGATACCGATATTAGCGGGTACAACTTGGTAACCACGTCGTATCCTGCTGCGCCAGGTTACGATCCGCAAGTGATGCTGCGCTGGTCAGACGACGGAGGTCATACCTGGAGCAATGAACACTGGTCGCCGATTGGCAAAATTGGCGCATACGGTCACCGAATCTTTTGGCGTCGGCTGGGCATGACATTAAAGCTGCGTGATAGGGTCTATGAACTGTCAGGGACTGACCCCAACAAGATAGCCATCATAGGCGCAGAGTTGATACTTAGCCCAACCAACGCATGATATGGCAGTAGGCAATCAAACCAACATTACACCCCCACGGGTTTCGTTGATCGACGAACGCACGGGCGCGGTTTCGCGTGAATGGTATCGTTGGTTTTATAGCCTGTTCACCACGCTTGGGTCAGGCACCGGAATCGTTCCCGTTGATGCTGGCGGCACTGGCTTGGGTACGATACCAACCAACGGCCAACTGCTGATTGGCAATGGCACAGGCTATAGTCTTAACACGTTAGGCACTGGCGTTGGTATTTTGGTCACCAACGGGCTAGGCACAATCACCGTAGCTAATACCGGCGTCTTATCCAATATTGCGGGCGCGGGCATTTCAGTGTCTAGCGCTACTGGCAACGTCACCATTGCCAATACCGGCGTTTTAAGCTGGTCTGGCGGCAGTACAGGCCTTACCCCCGCCACGGCTACTACGGGCGCTGTAACGCTGGCTGGAACGCTTGTAATAGCCAACGGCGGCACAAACGGCGCGGCCACACCTACGGCGGGCGCGGTAGCTTACGGAACGGGCACAGCGTATGGTTTTACCGCCGCTGGCACGGCGGGCCAAGTGCTGACCAGCGCGGGCGCAGGCGTACCTACATGGACAACAAATGTTGGCGGCGATGTTACAGGGCCAGCATCATCAACTGACAACGCCATTGCGCGGTTCGATGGAACTACCGGCAAGCTGATCCAAAACTCTGTCACCACTATTGATGACACGGGCAACGCCAGTGGCATTTTGTCTCAGCAGTTTAGCAATGGCTCTGCTGTCACTCTTGCCGCAGGCAAGATGTGGTATGACGGTTCCACTGGCGCATGGAACTTGGGCATGGGTAATGGAAACATCACCCAGCAAGTTGGCGAGGAAATATTTGTCTATGGCAAAGCGTCTGCGGCCATCACAGACTCACCCTTGCAAATTGTTTATCACACCGGCACGGTCGGGGCCAGCGGCGTCATTACGTTTGCGCCCACGATTGCAGGTATTACAGATGTCAATGCAATTGTTGGCATAGCTACTGAAAACTTGGCGCTTAATGGTTTTGGGCGGGCTACGGTGTTTGGTGTGGTGCGTGGCATCACAACTAACGGCACTGCTTTTGGAGAAACCTGGGCTGACGATGATGTGATCTGGTACAACCCAGTAACCGGCAACCCAACCAAAGTTGAACCTGTTGCGCCTTACATCAAAGTGCAAGTCGGCCTTGTAATTAAAGCGGGCGCTGGCGGCTCTGGGTCTTTTCAAGTTGGGATTGCGCGTGGCTCAAAACTTGGCGGTACGGATTCCAACGTGCAATTTGGCACTTTAGCCAATAAGGATTTAGTAGCCTATAACAGCACTTTAGGGTATTGGACAAATAGTTCTTTTTCTACGTTAGGCTTGGGTTCGGTTACAACGGTTGGCTTTACCGGTGGTTTAATTACGGTTGCTACGGCAACAACCACACCGGCTTTGACGGTTGCCGGAACTAGCGGCGGCATTGTTTATTTTTCTAGCGCAAGTACATGGGCATCGTCGGCGGCGTTAGCCGCAAACGCTTTAGTTATCGGCGGCGGTGCGGGTGTAGCGCCAAGCACTACAACTACTGGAACAGGCGTAGTAACGGCTCTTGGCACAAACGTGGGCACTGTGGGCTCTTTTGTAACCAACGGCGGCGCTTTAGGTACACCAAGCAGTGGCACGGTCACCAACCTGACAGGCACAGCGTCTATCAACATTAACGGCACAGTAGGCGCTACGACTCCTGCATCGGGCGCGTTTACCTCCGTTAGCGATTCAGGCAACCTGACATTTACGGGAACAGGAACTCGAATTACGGGTTTGATGGATGGCGCAACAATAGCCAACATTTTGGCTTTTCAAACAAGTACGGCAAATACAGGAACCAGGTTAAGTATTCTTACCAATGGCACCGGCACTGCGTCATCTTTAGATATTTATGGCGCTAGTGATCCAACAAATACTTCATCTTTAAGGTTAAGAACTAGCGGCACAGACGCAAGTATTCGTTCAGATATTACTGGAACAGGTACATACCAACCAATGACCTTCTACGCAGGAGGTAGTGAGCGGGTAAGAATTATTGGAGGCACGGGGTCTGATGTTGGTAACGTTGGGGTTGGCACTACCACCCCATCAGCGTCCGCGCTTTTGGATGTGCAAAGCACCACCAAAGGCGTGCGGATGCCCAATATGACTACTGTGCAGAAGAACGCTATTTCTAGCCCTGCTGCTGGTTTGATGGTGTTTGATACCACGCTTGCAAAACTTTGCGTTTATTCCGGTGCTGCGTGGCAAACCATTACATCTATTTAAAAAAATAATATGAATACGATTTGGAAAATAGTGCAGTGCGACCGCCTCACCGCAGACGGTTTTATCACTACGGCGCATTGGACTTGCCACGCGATAGACGGTGACTATTCTGCATACAGCTACGGTTCTTGCGGCTTTGATGCTGCAACCCCTGCTATTCCCTACGCCAGCGTGGCTGAGCAAGATGTTTTGGATTGGTGCTGGGCCAACGGGGTGGACAAAGACGAAATTGAAGCTAACCTTGCGGCACAAATTGTGCAGAAAAAAGCCCCTATGGCCGCCATTGGCGTGCCTTGGTAGGAAATTGGATTATTATGCAGGCTGCGTCTAACAACAACCTGCTTTTGGAATAGATACAGGAGAAGTATTATGTCTTTAGGAGCATTATTAGGTGGGGCAGCAGGGTTTTTCCTTGGTGGCCCCGCAGGC